GCAGGCGTCAGCCTCGCGGAAGAAAAACTTCGCGAGGGTCACACTTTATGGTCCACGGACATTTCTGAAGCCACTAACTCGGTTCCTTTAGAATTGCAAACTTGTTTGCTCAGGGAACTGGGGGCTGACGAGGAAACCATCGATTTGTATCGAAAGGTATCTCGTTCTGAATGGTCCACTAGTAAGGACGTGCAGGAATTAACAGGCGTCCATTCGATTTCTTGGACGGTAGGACAGCCTCTTGGAGTGAAGCCGTCGTTTGCTCTGTTTTCCTTGACTATGCACGCCCTCCTCAAGGGCATCTGCAAAGTTAAGGGCTACAATGGTGTCTTTCCGCATACCGATCCATATCTCCAATTGGGAGACGACCACATTGGGTGGCAGCTCGAAGTGGAGGAGGAATTCATCCGAATCCTACGAGCACTTGGAGTCCAAATCTCTTCGGATAAGAGTTTAGTTAGCTCTTATTGTGCTGAGTTCGGTGGGGCGTACATCCGCAAGGATGGATTCACTTTCCGCCCTGGAAAGTGGCGCTCTGTGACTGAAGCCACAGCTATAGCCTATGCTGCCGACGAGAATTTTAATCCGTACCGTGTTTGGCCCAAACCTGTTTCTGACTTAGTTATGAAGCTTCGTCAGAGGCCTTGGCCATACGGCTTTCACAAGACGGATCCAGAGGACCTCTCAGATGAGGACCGGGCGAAAGCCCTTTCTCTCCTGACCAACGGTTTATACCGCTGTCCTGACTTCACCATCCATGACGCTGACTGGGATTTGATCTCAGTCACGTTTGGGGATTGGTTTGAAAATCAAGGAGGTGATACACACAACTTCTCACATCATCGGAATACTAAGTTCAATCAGTATTCGTCAGAATGGAGGCGAATCGAATTCGCGTGCCATCAGTCGGGTGACTCTTTTTGGAGACGTTCCAACTTGGAACATTTCACGTGCTCCTTTCAGGAAGAATTTCCATCGAGGCCCACATGGCTTGCCCAACACGTCCCGGTTTACACCCGGATGGTGGCGACAGTATTCACAATCCCTTTTGAGGAGGCGATACTGCATCCATTCGTTAGAAGAGTGGCTCTGCGTCGCAGGTGCTCCACCAGCGCTCAGCTGGTGGGTGCGCTTATTGAGGCATCTCCGTTTCGCCGGTATGAAAATTACCGGCGGTCCTCCAATAGGGCATTCTTGTCCCTTTTGAAGAGGGTTTCGGAGCAGAAAGACGTG